CGATGGGCTGGCCACCAGTCCCGAACAAATCGAGCAGATCATGGCGCGTCGTGGAGGCGAACGCGGGGAACTAATTGAAGTCTACAAAAAATTATTCCCATTGCTGCGGCGCGCCGTACCACAGTCGTTCCGTGGATACATACAAGGAGATTTGCTTTACAGCCAGCGACCCCCGCAACGCGACGGCGTATGGGAGTTTACGCCCAACACCGTGACTTACCGTGTGGCCGTGGATTCAGACATCGGTCGTAAAATCGCCGCCAGCGATGCTGCCGTTGTGATACACACAGCTTTGAGTGAACCCGGAGCTCCGGGACAGCCCATAAGAGCCGCTGCCTTGACGGATAGCCCGGGTCTCTTGATACTTGATCCCAGTCTCCGAGAGATCAGGGACATCCAGTTAGATCCCAGGGTGTTGAAAGATGTCCAGCGGCTGATCCAACAGTACGGCCCGGCCATGGATCGGCTTTTTGACCCTGCAGAGTTACGTGCTCGCAAGATCAGCACGCTGCCGGCCTTGATGAAAACATACATCAACAGCCGCGTGAGATCCGGCAGTTATGACAATCTAGTGCGCGATTTTGGTACCTTTGTGCAGCAGCGGGAGCCCACCAAAGCCCCCAGGATATTCGAGTGGGCCACAGAGAACCGGCAAGCTGTGGCCGCGCTGTTCCAGGCATTCCTTGAGATCTCTTCCTTGAAAAACAGCATCGTGCGACAGCTAGACAGCCAGGCCTATGATGTGCAGGCCGCCATCAACGATGAACCTGGGCACGAAGGCTACGTAGGGCAAGGGCTCAAGTTCGTGGATCGCATGCGGTTCAGCCAGGCCAATTTCGCCCGCAACAACCCAGAATTAGCCAGTTGACATAAATAAGTGTAGGGCAGATGCCCACTTATTAGGAGAATTAAAATGGCTTATTTCCCACCTTTCAATGGTGATGCGCAACCAGTATTCGCGCTTGACATCAACAACGGTCCCCAGACCGGCAACATCGGTGCTACTGATGCTCTGGTACAGATGCAAGGTCCCAAGCTGGACTTCTTCAAAGTCCTGGTCAATGGTGACCAAGGCGACGGCAACGCAGCAGTAGATCTCCGCAACGAGCTCGGCGGCTATACCAGTGGTGGAACAGTGTTTAACCCTGGACTGGTTCAACAGATCAACCAAGCTATCCAGCGCACTGCCACCATCGCTATCTATCAAGTCGAGGGCGATGCGACTGGACAGATCTCTTATGCGATCTATCCCGCGGGTGCTTATGATGCTGCCAGCCTACAAACCACCATCCGTGGACTGGGCAACGTGCAGATCACCAGCAGCAGTGGCGCTGTCACTGGTGTCCAGATCAACAACAGCGCTGTCACACAGCCTGGCTTCAAACTGGCTTAAACGAAGTTCGTGTATTGACGACCCCGGTTTTTACCGGGGTTTTTCTTTGACCGTTAAATACCTCAATGACCAGGATACGCTGCACCACTGGATTTGACATCACCGCGACTGGTACCCGCGGGTATCATAGATCACGTCCGATGCCCTATCGTGATCAGTCCGGGCAAGATGTATCAGATGATGCGATCTGGCAGAGATCAAGGAACCAGCAACGAAATTGGGAAACTATAAACCAAGTCATATCTCTGAGGACTCTACCCGAAAACATCTCAATCCCGCAACGACATGATGATGTCTGGAGCTTTGAATTTGACGTACCCAATATCAACGACGTGGCCTGGGGAGCTGATGTCGTGGGTGCTCTGAGATTTGATGCCAATGATGTGCCCATGCTGGTAGATCTAGATTCAAGACCGCGCACACAGGCGATCTGTTGCTATGGGCACGATGCCAATACTTGGTTTTCGGTGATGTCATAAATATCAGACTATTGGTATCGGAGAACAATAAAAATGGGTGACACCACAGAGATAGAAAAGAAAAGCCTCGAAGCCCACGTGGAGCTCTGTGCCGAGCGCTATAGATTCTTAGAAAACAAGCTGGAAGCAGTGGATCAGAAAATGACTGCGTTGGACGACATGATCAAGAAAGTCTATGATACCCTAAACATCATGGCCGATCAACGCAACAATCAGTTGATGTCTTGGGGATTGGGCCTGATATCTCTGCTGGTGGGCATCGTTGGTTATCTGTTGGTTGTTTACGTTTTTCCCTCGGCATGATCACTGACCAACAACTACAACAGACACTGGAAAAACTCTTCGAGGACATAGCAGTAGAGTCTTGTGATGTGGTGATGATCCCCACTGAACGTGGATTCCAGGTGTTTGGGCAGTATGAGATCGTAGATCACAGCAGCCATGCGTCAGTGTATCAATCAGCTGATCATCGGGGAGATTTTACTTCGGCCCGCATCGCCTTGGGTTGGTGCATAGCCAAAAAATACAATCAGCTGGCCGTGGCACAAGACATACAACGCATAGATCAGCGCAGGGCCATGCTCCGGGAAGATATCTCTGTGTCACAATCTTTGTTGAACCGTTACAGCGATCCCATACAAAAAGAAACAGTGTTGGCCAAGCTCACCAACAAGAAACATCTGTTGTCGCAGCTGGACAATAGGCTTGATAAATGTATAAACTTGGCTAAATACTGGCAAACGAGAGGATTCATCCATGAAATTGAACGAACTGGGCGCGTCACGCCCCACAGAACAAGCAACCAAAGTCCTAGAAAATCAAACCGGACGAAAGCTTGATTTTTCAGTGATCGGTCCGCGCCGTGCAGCAGGAATGCTGCGATCAGTGCGCGGGTTGCTGTCTGAACATCGCAGCCGTCCAGAGTTCCATGCCAGCGAACGCGATTCCGGCTATCTCCGCCTCTTGATGCTGGAACAGGCCCTGAAAGATCATATTTCGGAGATGGATGCCGGCGGTGTGGTAGCCGTTGATCTCAAGGATCCCAAAACACAGGCTACGCTGAAAAAAGCACAGTCTGGACAGAACCTCTCGCCTGAAGAACAAAAAGTGATCACTGCTGTGGCCAGCATGAAAAAAGAAAGCCTTGGCGCCAAACGCATGGTCTCTGAAAGCGAAATCCAACAAGCACAGGTAGTGCTGGCCGCACAAGACATGATAGATCGGCTGCAAGGCATGATGGAAGACATCTCTGAGATGCAGTTTAAAGATCTCCCGGCCCTGGCCAACTCTATCAAGAACGACATGGGCACTGAACAAGCCACTCAATTCCAATCCGCAGCCAGCCAGGCTCTGACCACGCTGTTGCAGGCAGTGCAGGCCGGCAAAACTGAGATGGAATCGGCCCAGGGAGTAATCACTGGACAGGCGCCCGTGGTGCCCGGAGACACTGCTGGTGCCACTGACCCCTCTGCTCCCATGGGAGAACCTGCAGCGGATGATGAACTGGATCTCGATGCTGATCTGAGCCTAGACGCCAATCTCGACGACGAGATACCCGACGAGACTCTGGGACGCGAACGGCGATAATGCTGATCGAAGACGTAGTCCCAAACCAGCAGGCTGAAAAACTGGCAGCACTGGCGCAGTTTTTGATAGGGCGCGCCGAAGATTCGGCATCGCCTAAAAAGATATCCACGCAGGCCTTCGTGAATTTAGCCAACAGCATGGGCATACCCGTGACACATCAGCAGCTGATATCCATGAGCCAGCAAGATCCCATGCGATCTCTCATAGTCTCCGTGGAACCACAAGAGATCAGATTCCGCGGATCTGAAGATGAAGGTGAAGCCAGCGTTGCTGGCATGAGCGTGGATCAAGCGCAAAAGACCGTGGACACCATGGCCCGACGTGCGACTAGCAATGCGATGAAAGGAATAGGATAATGGACACTCTTTTTTGGATCGTGGTAGGTGCTATGATAGGTTGGAATTTCCCACAACCCTGGTGGGCCAAAACCATACAATCAAAAATCATTGACTTCTTCTCCCGGAAGTCATAAAATAGTTTTTTGTAGGAGGAACTATTATGGCCTATTCGGCTTCCGTCGTCGATCACTATGAGAACCCCCGTAATGTAGGAAGTTTTGACAAAAATGATCCTACCGTGGGTACTGGGCTCGTGGGAGCGCCTGCGTGCGGAGATGTTCTCAAGCTGCAGATCAAAGTCAATGAAAACACTGGAGTCATCGAAGACGCTCGCTTCAAAACCTATGGTTGCGGCAGTGCGATAGCATCCAGCAGTCTTGTCACAGAGTGGGTCAAAGGTCGCACTCTGGATCAAGCTCTAGAGATCAAAAACTCAGAGATAGCACAAGAACTCTCGCTTCCACCCGTGAAGATCCACTGCAGCATCCTGGCCGAAGATAGCATCAAAGCGGCCATAGAAGATTACCGTAAAAAGAACCAAAAAGTATGATCTCAGTCACTGACATCGCGGCTGAAAAGATATGCTCACAGATACAGCGTCGCGGACAAGGTCTCGGCATCAAA